GGCAGCGAGTGCATTAGCACTCTATTATCCGTTCTTCTATACGGATAGTAACCTGTTCACACTGCGAAGGAGGTTGCTTTGTCGAAGAGTGTCAAGGGTCAAGTTCGCTCCGTAAAAGATCGGCGCGATCTGCCCCCTGACTTTGATCCTCGTATGTTCTACGAGTACTCTTCTTTGAAGCGACAGCAAAACGCAGTTGGTCTCGAGGGTGCAATCTACAAGTTCATTCCTAGATCTGTGATCAGTTCCATCGCTTTCGCGCTGGATCCTTTTCAACAGTTTAAGAGTGTCTCGTTAAAGGTTGCACCAGCTAACCGCACAAGAAGACGTACGTCGCAAAGTATTATTGACACAGGTCGTGTCACTAATAACAAGCGAACCACGTCTGTTCAGGAATACAAATTTGCTAGTAATCCTGATCGTTGGGTGGATAGCTACTTCGTTGTTAACAGTTGGACAGTACCAAATGCTGCCCAGCCTGCTCTCACCGAAGTTTCGATTGATACGACGAAGAGTACGAGGCCCGTTGGATCTGATTTCGGCGAATTCCAAAAGTTTAGGATCGTCGAAAACTTATCCCCCGGGAGACGTACTCATACGCGTAACACCAACTATACCTACTATCCTGGTCTAACGCCCTATTACTTTAGGGAAGTTAAGATTGAGGAAAGTTGGATAGATGGACCATCTGCTTGGATCTCTTCAAATACCGTCGACCAATTAAGGACGAATGAGTGGGCTCGTTCTACTACAGAAATGCAGAAGAACGCGCTAAGTATGTTTAAAGGGATTCTTCCCTCTAACCGTACTTATACACTCGCTCGTAACTTGATTGAGCTTCGCGATGTGCCGCGGGGTATCATGCAATTACGTGATACCCTTAAGCACTTAGCGGAACTATCTAGGTCCTTACAGATACCTGCTAATCTGTTGGAGCAAATTCACTCCTTTAAGATCAGTTTGGCAAGTGTTCCAAAAGAGTACTTATCGTACTGTTTTGGTTGGGCCCAGGTGTGGCGGGACGCGAAGAGTTTGTTGCTTAGTCCAGAGAAGTTCGGTAAGAAGATTGATTTTCTTATCCGACGTAATGGACAAGCAACAACGTATCGGTCGTCTCGAAAGATTGAGACGACGGAAACGTCCCCTTTAGGATATGCTTACGACACGTCGCCCTGGGAACTAAACCCTGTTACTAGCTCAATTTTGAGCCGGAAAGCAGAGTTGAGGATGGTAGTAAATGCCATCTTCGAGTTTCCAGGTATCGACCTGCCCACCTTTCGCGACCGAGAATGGAAGCGAGCGATGGGAGTTGTTCCCACTCCAACGGATCTTTATAATTTGATCCCTTGGACGTGGCTCTTTGATTGGTTCTCGGGTTTTGGTGACTATGTCCAGGTTATGGACAATATCAACAGTTCCCCTGAACTAATCAATTGGGGCGTGATCACCAACGAAGTTGATGGTGAACTCGTGACCAACTTTGTAAGCAAATCAAACGACTCCCAATTTATCGGAATTGCCGGTGTGGGTGGTACCACTACTAATACTAGTCGTGGAAACACTCACTCTAGTCAACTCCGGTATTCTTCCTCAGTTAGGAAGAACGTTGGTAGTCTGTTCAGTGTGAGAGCAACAACTGATTTGAGCTCACTTAGCTCTTATCAGTTATCTATCCTTGGTGCCTTGATAACTTCAAGGATCAAGGTTACCTAATAGACATTCCGTCTATTGGGCCCATTGATTGAACAGGAGACGTTCTATGCTTGTCGACCCCGTAGCAGTTGCCGCATCGGCACCGAATCCAGCATTCTCATTTTCGATTGTGAATGCTGATAATTACGGTTCCGAACGCCGTGATTTGACTTCAGGCGTTTATGACCTGAAGATCAATCACGGCAAGTTGAAGGATGGGGAGCGTCATTACATGCAAATGTTGCAGAGTAAGGACGTGACCGATCCCTATACCGGCGCCATCAGACGCAAACAAGCGTCTGTGTCCCTATCAGTGTCGTGGCCGACTGGGTTTACCTTGACTGAGATGGTGAATCTCATCAAGGCCCATGCGGACACGCTCGCTGATGCGGATGTTACGCCCACAAAGCTGTTGCAGTGGCAATCGTGAGTACCGCTTTTGCGGTCCTCCCTTTTGCTTGCGTCGGCTTTGTCACTCTTGCGGTCGCTTTTACTCTGGATGGGTATTGGTCACTCGACGTTTATACCGGTCTTAACCGATATAATCGACTCGTTGACTGATACCCCAGAAGATCGCTTCCGTAAGAGCCCTTCCGTTAGGAAGAAGGCTGTCCGAAAGGACAAGGGTCGACCATAGGACTAGGAATGACAACCTCAAGGAGGAGTCATGAAAAGTCCTATAGATCTCCTTCGAAGCCTCTTGATTGATTTCAAGAGGCTAGAGAGTCGTGTGAACGGTCTCGATCGTGATATCATCACGATCGAGAGTAGGTTCGAACACGAGGGTTATGGCTTCCTAACCATAGCCTTACCTGTACTTGGTAGATCGCTTCAACGCGGTCTATCTTGTGGCAGGTTCACCTGCCCTCCGAACTTTAAACGAGTTCGGGGGGGAACAATCCCTGTACTTTTTCAGGGTATGTTCTGTGAAGTGTTCGACCCGTTAACTGGCCTAGTTAAACATGAGGTCAATTTTGGTACACTTAAGAATTTGTACCAGATTTGCTTCATGTTTAAGAAAACTCACCTCACGGACGAATCTAATGATAAGTTAGATAAGGCCGCGAAGGATGAGTTTTTCGAATGTGATGCACGTTGTCTGGATACTCTTCCAGATCGCGAATCGCATTACGTCCGCCGTATTATACCTTTTCTCTTAAATGAGTTGCGTCTTAACAACTCATCAGAGATTCGGTGTAAACACGGGCCAGGCGCCGTCAAAGAAGGCCTAAAGGCTAATCAGAAGTGGTCAGCCGTGATTGACTCCATATTTCATATGAAGTTCAATCTAGGTATCTTCGGTTACGACCTATTTGCCTTAGAGGCTAATCCGTCCTTATCAGACGGATTAGCCGGCAAACAAGGAGCAAGCGAAGACCTACAAGCCTTCGATGAAGGTTCGTCTAGCAACAGTGCAAGACTAGTTTCGGTTCCTAAAGATTCTACAAAGAACCGAACGATAACTGTTGAGCCCGTACTGAACCAATTTGTTCAGCAGGGACTGAACGAGGTTCTTAGAGATTCAATCTCTAAGTGCTCGATCTTAAACAGGAGTCTTACACTAACCGACCAGAGTAAGAATCAACACCTTGCTTTGGTTGGTTCCATAACTGGCAAATGGGCGACAATTGATTTAAAATCCGCATCCGACTTGATGAGTTTAAATCTCGTCAAGTTGATTTTCGGAACGCATCCTGAATTTCTTCAGAATGCGATCGATTGTCGTACGCCTTTCATTGAAACAGGAATTACTGTTTATGAAATGCGTAAGTTTGCCGGCATGGGTAACGCTCTAACTTTTCCTATCCAATCGGTCGTTTTCGCAACTATTGCGATAGCGGCGATTATGGATAAGTTATGCTTACGCATAACGCGGAAGAACTTAGAACGTGTTGCTAGGCATGTTAGAGTCTTTGGTGATGATATCATCATAGCCTCAAAACATGCACACGACGTTGTTCACTGGTTAGAACTCTTTGGCCTAAAAACCAATGAGTCTAAAAGCTTCCTTGTTGGAAACTTCAAGGAATCTTGCGGAGTTGATGCATATATGGGTGTCGATCTGACGCCCGTATATCTGAAACCCCGCCCAGACGGATCTTCCAAGGATCCTAACGACATTAGTAGTCTTGTTAGCTTTGCCAACCAATGTTGGATGGCTGGGCTTTACAGGACTGCTCGGACTATCGAGCATGAAGTTGAGAGCCGTTTAGGAACTAGGCTCCCACTTGTATCTCGATCTTCCGAGGCGTTAGGGTGGCATTCCCGTCTTGATGCGTCGAACATCAGTTCATGGTGTTCTAAACATCATACGTGGCTTGTAAAAGCCCTAACCGTTCGATCCAAAATCAGGAAAGATCGGCTAGACGGTTATGCTGCGCTGCTCAAATTCTTTCATGTCCCCCTTATCGGGAGACCTGTTAGACACCTTGAGCAGACATCCTTGCGGTTCCAACTTAGAATCGCTAGGAAGAGGGTGCCCGTTAGATTAATTTCTAACGGTTAAGTCACCGGCACTAGTGCCTGTGCCAGAGAGGGATCTTCTACTCTTCTCATACTCTACGCCCGAAAGGGCTTTAGATTATGTAAAAAGAGTGGGGACTTAGCCCGAACTGTGTTCCCCTTTCAGGGAACATGTGTCCGCGAGGACACAAACAG